ATCGCATCAAAAGCTCAGACCAGTAGTTCCGTCTGCATCCCCCAAACTCATAAGAGTTTGTCCTGATCTGCCAACTGTAAGGAGGCTGATGAAGCATTGCCACGCAGATCATAAAGGTTATACGGATAAGCATTTGAGCGTCTCGTCCTCAGTGGATTGGCATCCACAGAAAGGAGAGGGCTGACACCCCAAACTCTAATCGAGAGAAGGGGCGTTCAGATACTTAATAACCTATTCACTCATATAGACAGTTACAAATACAATATCAATTATGAAAGCCATCATGAGTTGGCTTCACAACAGAGGGATTGTTTCTCCAACAGTCTACAAAGTGTCACAGGTACTCCTGAGTCATTGGATGAAATCCATAAAATGTAATGGTATAAAATGGACGGTAAGACGTTTTAAATCTTACCGACTAATTTGTCGCGTTACATTTGTGGTCAACCAATGAATGAGTACGATTTCATTTCTCTTAGCAAAGATGGACTCCCCAATTCCCTTACAGGAATAGGAAAGAACATCTTCCGTACAGGTGATACTGTAGGGATACGCGTTATACTAACAATTCTATCAATAGGAAAACTTATTCCTGGTGATGGAATTCTAGATACAACGAGTATTACTAAAGAATGGAATGGAACGATTCCTCAAGACCTACTTAATTTTGTTATCAATAAAATTAAACCTAGAAAGAACATAGCTTGGTATGAAAGACATTGAAGTACCAAAATGGGCCCAAATGGGCACAGAATGGCTTCAAGACTTAAAGACCTTGCTGTTCTTCCTAAGGACCTTAAAGACTCAATAATCATACTAGGGGGAGATCTCCTTCGCCTCTATATGGAGACGCAGGAGTCTAAACCAAAGATGATTGAAGTGGGTAACAGTGCTCAGGCCATTACCCGTAAGCTTCAAGTCATTAAGGACAAGGAAATGAAGAATCGTCCAATCGCGATATTTGATTGGTGATCTCAAACTGCACTTAAACCATATCATGATTATATCATGAATTGGATCAGTAATCAGTATGGAGATTTTACCGATCAATCTCGTGATTTCGTATCTCACCTTCGAAAGGGATCAGGTCCATATTACTCACTAGATCTTACCAATAGAACAGACCGATTTCCAATCTCGTTTCAGAGAAAGGTTTTCGCTAAGTTCTTCGGTAAAGTCAAAAGAGAAAGATGGATTAAGATCCTTGTGTCATACCCTTTTGAAATCACTGGTCACCAGGATTGTCCCTCATATGTTTATTACAAAAGAGGGCAACCGATGGGAGCCTATTCAAGTTGGGCTATGTTCACTGCAACACATCATCTAATACTACAATACGTCAAACGGGAATTCCCGGAGACGGTATATGCAGTACTAGGTGATGATGTTGTCATTCGAGGCACAGAAGCCGCAAACCTATATAAATCTATCATGGCATCCCTTGACGTATCAATTAGTAACATGAAAACACATGTATCGGACGATACATATGAGTTCATGAAACAATGGATACATAAGGGGTCTCATCTTACTCCACTACACCTTAATCAACTGATTCAGAGAGGGCAAGATAGTGATCAACTATCCGCGTTCTTTCTAAATCACGCTGATCAAGGTTGGTGGCAAGTCAGTGCAGACGGCCATAGTCAGTTTATATCTGATTACATCAAGAAGGTGCTGAAGAAGGAAACAGGCGAAGCCCGTTACCTTTCACGGCACACTCTGAAACTGATTAAGTTCCGTCAGTGGCTCAAATACGAGACACTGTCGTATCTTAAAGAATCTCTGTTCGAAGGTTTCAGAACTTCCTGTTCAAGACAGGATAAATTCCGAAAAGCCTCTGAACAAAGACTCATATCAGTTACTTGAGATGAACTTCTAGATGCAACAGACCAAATCCGCGACCAGATTAAGGCCGCAGATCTGGGGGGTGTTGCCGCACCTGGTTCGCTCTGGTACAGAGCGCTTGCGAAAGCGCCTGGACCCCTGGCACTTCTATCTGCATACAGTAAGATCATGCGTAGCATGACCGAACTGCGTGTAGGTAGAACCTTTACAAAATTTGTCAATGGGTCATACCTTCCGGATGACCCATCGTCAGTTATACAAACTGCACGAATGATAAAAATTGGTAAAGGTCCAGATGTAGAGAAATATCTACATGAGCGAAAAGGCTCTGTTG